GGGGTTTTTAGACAACGATCTCAAGCAAGCACAGAAGAAAGTTATGTATTTGTAACTCTACAAGAAAATGTAGACACTTATACACTACCGCAGGAGGTAACACATGTTCGTCAAATTTTCAGACGTACTTTGGGGGACGCTACTGGCCCTTACAGTAGTAGCTTTGACCCATTTAGTCAGGCTACTCTCAACGTCTACCTTTTAAATTACACATACGCAGGTGGCCTAGCAACGTTCGAAATGTACTCGCAGTATGTTGAACTTGCAATGCGTATGTTTGGCGGGTTTATGAACTATACGTTTAACCCTGTTACAAAACAACTGCGCATTGTGCGTGATCCAAAAGGCACAGGTGAAGAAATCTTGCTTTGGGTTTATAATGCCAAGCCAGAAGTAACGCTGTTACAGGACTACCAAACATCGCAGTGGATCAAAGACTACACAACTGCTAGTGCTAAAATGATTATTGGTCAAGCACGTGAGAAGTTTGCTAGTATTGCAGGTCCGCAAGGTGGGTCGGCACTAAACGGTTCGCAAATGAAGCAAGAAGGTGCTGCTGAAAAGGCTGCGCTGCTAGATGATTTGCGCAACTATGTAGATGGCTCACAACCAATTACATTCGTGATAGGATAATAAGATGCGAGCCGGCGAGTTTATTCCTAAGGGCGAACCAGAAATATTAATTCGTATGCGCGACTTAATAAAGCGTATACAGACAATTAATAATCCAGAATTAAAGGATAAACTGCTACAATTAACTGCGTCTGTTAGAACTATGTCCGATATTGACATGATAGACAGCGCATTGTACAAGTTCGGCGTAAAAGAACTTAACGAGCACGAAATGGTCTGGAGTCGTGCTAAAACTACAACACGTGGCGGCAAAGCAAAACTAAAATGGCGTTGTACTTCTGGTAAGCGTAAAGGACGTATTGTTCCTTCTGTTTCAGATTGCGACAAACCAATCAACGTAGCCAAGCGTGAAAAAATGAAGCGCACAAGGGCACAAACTTACAAACAACAAGCCCGCAGAAGCGAGCGTTCTAAACGTATCAACACAGCAAGCAGACTGATTCGTGCGCTAAACAAAGCACGCAAAGGTTGACAAAAATCTAAACCTCTACTATAATAACTAGTATGGACATAATGCTAGATATTGAAACGCTTGGATCCGCACCCGACTCTGTAATCTTAAACATTGCAGCATGTGCGTTTGATCCATTCTCTGATACAATATATGATCAACACGCAATGTATCGTCGCATCGATACCGAATGTCAAGATGATCGCAGCATTGACGATCTAACTGTTGAATGGTGGGCGAAACAAGGTCCACTGGCACAAGAAGAAGCGTTTGGCGAAGCAGATCGTGTTCTACTAAAAGATGCATTAGAAGAACTCAAAGGACTAATGTGGCATGCTGAGCGCATTTGGGCCAATGGTATTGCATTTGATATGACCATTATTGAACATGCATTTAAGAGTTATGGAATGCCAATACCGTGGCAATACTATAAAGTAATGGATGCTCGTACCGTATATAAAATGAGCCCTGATCGTGAAAAACTAGGCAACAGTCACCATGCTTTTGAAGATGTTATTCTACAGATTGGGCTGTTACAGCGCACGTTTAAAAAACTAAACGTTAAAAGTCTTGCGTAAGATCGCCTTGCTTCCAAGGTAAATCTTGCTTATCAATATCCACCACACAATTTAAACAAACGCTACGTAGATTTGTAATAGTAGCATCGTTTAAATCCCCGTTGATGTGAAACACAACTATTTGTGAAGGATACTTTGCACGGAATCCACATCTATCACAAACTGCCTTCTGCTTATATCCTTTTTGCCGCCAGCGAGGAACGTAAGGCTTTTTACGCTTGCCGTTGCACTTGTTACATTTAGATCTGTAGAAAGTTTTACCTTCTTTTTTGTAATTTATAGCACAAGGTTGCTTTTTGCACTCAGAACATAGCGGTCTTTCCATACAGATACTTATACACAGGCCTTTGAAAGGTCTTTATAAACCGCTGATTTATGGTGAAACTAATAAATAGATATAACAACATATTAATGAGGAAATCAATATGGCACTAGTTTCACCAGGCGTAGAAGTCTCAATTATCGATGAGAGCGCATACCGTTCGTCTGCTACCAACAGCGTACCATTTATTCTAATTGCTACAGCACAGAATAAAGTTAACGCAGCAGGAACAGGCGTTGCAGCAGGCACATTGGCTTCAAACGCTAACGCTACTTATTTAATCACAAGTCAAAGAGAACTTGTGAACACTTTTGGTAATCCATTCTTTTATAATACAACCGCAGGTACTCCAATTAACGGTTATGAATTAAACGAGTATGGCTTATTAGCTGCTTATTCAGTTTTGGGTGTTAGCAACCGTGCTTATGTACAGCGTGTTGATGTTGACCTAGCTGAACTAGCTGCTAGTTTAACTCGACCAACTGGTAGCCCAGATAATGGCACTTGGTGGTTAGACACAGTTTCGACAACTTGGGGTATTTTTGAATGGAGCTCAACAACCGGCGCATTCACTAATAAAGTACCACTAGTTATTACTAATGCTAGCGATTTAGATTCTGGCATTCCTAAAGACAGTTTAGGAACAATTGGTAGTTACGCTGTTGTTGCAACAAATGTAAACAATCCAATTTACCGCAAGAATTTAAGTAATGATTGGGTATTAATTGGTTCAGATGATTGGAAAGCAAGTTTAAACACTATTTTAGGTTCTACTACATCGCCAACGGTTACTAACGGTAATAGCATTGTTATTAACGGTACCACAATTAGTTTAACTGGCACAACACTTGCAAGTGTTGTTAGTGATATCAATGGTGCTGCAATTACAGGTGTTACCGCATCCGCAGTTAGCAGCAAGCTAGCTATTCATGTTGAATCTGGCGCAGGCGACGATTTAAGTTCTGAAGACATTAGTGTTACTATTGCAAATGGTTCAGGTACTCCGTTGGCTGATTTAGGTATTACTGCAGGTACATATTATGCTCCTGTATTACAACAATCAGCACACACTTCTATTCCGCGTTGGAGAAGCACTGATACTACTCCGCGTCCAACGGGAAGTGTATGGGTTAAAACAACTAATGTTAATTTAGGTACTAGCCTAAGCGTTAAGAAATACGATAGCACACTTGGTAGTTTTGTATCGCAGAGTTGCTCGGTTTATGCAAACGACGAAACTGCAAACTATAACTTAGATCCAAGCAACGGCGGCAGTGCGTTAGCTGTTGGTTCAACATATGCACGTTATGATATCAGCGATAACAATACTGCTACATTAAAATTATTCCAGCGTCAAGCAAGTGGTTCTACCGCAATTGTTGGTAATACAACTACTCCATCATTTACTAGCGGGGAAACATTTACTATTAGCGCAAGCAGTAAAGGTAGTGCTACAATGAGTGCTCCGTTAACAGCTACATTAGCTGGCACTGGCGCAGCAGATTTTGTTGCAGCATTCCTAGCAGCAGGTGTTGCAAATACTACAGCAGAAGTACTAACAACAGGTGCTATTCGTATTACTCATACACAAGGTGGTGTTATTCACTTAGAAGATACATCAGGTACTCCTGTTGCAGATGCTGGATTTGCTACATCTGTTGACGGTGTAACTGCTCGCTTAATTGATGGTACAGCAGAAGGTGTTATTCTAAGCAACTGGATCCCACTAGAGAATCCAGACGGTTCAGGTTACTCTGCTAATAGTACAGCACCAGGTCAAGACCCAGCGGACGGTACATATTGGTATTACAGTACAATTAATGAAGTTGACATTATGGTTCATGATGGTAGTAACTGGAAAGGTTATCTAACTGTTAGCAACGATGTTCGCGGTTTTGACCTAACTGATACAGATCCTGCAGGCCCACAAGTTGGCGCTACAGCACCAACTACACAAAGCGATGCTACAGCACTTGCTTACGGCGACTTATGGATTGATACATCAGATTTAGAAAACTACCCAATGATTAAGCGTTGGGAAGCAGTTGACGGTGTTGATCAATGGGTAACGATTGATAATACGGATAGCACAACTGAGAATGGCGTTGTATTTGCAGATGCACGCTGGGGTACAGCAGGTACAGTTGATCCTATTACTGACAGCGTTCCAACAATTTCTAGCTTGCTCTCTAGTAACTACTTAGATTTAGATGCTCCAGAAGCTGCTAACTATCCAGCAGGTACGTTGTTGTTTAACACTCGTCGCAGTGGTTACAATGTTAAGCAGTTTGTGTTAAATCACTTTAATGCAACTGATTATCCAGGTGAAACATTACCAACAGAAAAGAATGCGTGGGTAACCGCATCTGGCAATAAGAACGACGGTAGCCCATATATGGGACGTCAAGCACAGCGTCGTATTGTTACACGTGCTCTAGCAAGTGGTATTGATGCCAACACAGAAATTCGTGAAGAACAACGTGTGTTTAACTTAATTGCTGCTCCTGGTTATCCAGAATTGATTTCAAACCTGGTTGCATTAAACAACGATCGTAATCAAACTGGTTTTGTAGTTGGCGACACTCCGCTACGATTAGACGATAGCGGCGCTAGCTTAATTGACTGGGCTACAAATAATTCAGGTACCGGACTAAGCACAGCAGACGGATTAACAACAACTGACAACTATTTAGGTGTTTTCTATCCAAGCGGACAAACAAACGATTTAAGTGGCAATACAGTGGTTGTTCCGCCAAGTCATATGATGTTACGCACATTAATCCGCAATGACGAAATTGGTTATCCATGGCTAGCACCAGCAGGTACACGCCGTGGTACAATTGATAATGTTAGTGCATTAGGTTATGTAAATGCGCAAACAGGTTCGTTTGTACAAATTGCAAACCGTTCAAGCGTTCGTGATACACTATACGAAAACAATGTTAACCCACTAACCTTTATTCCAGGCACTGGTCTAGTTAACTATGGTAATAAGACTACACAAAGTGGTACAGCATTAGATCGTATTAACGTGGCACGTTTAGTAGCGTTTGTTCGTAATCAAGTTGAATCAATTGCTAAAGGATTCATCTTTGAACCAAATGACAAACTAACACGTGATGAAATTAAGAATCAGATCGAAGGCTTAATGAACGATCTAATCGCAAAACGTGGTATCTACGATTATCTAGTTGTGTGTGATGAATCAAATAACACAGCAGCACGAATTGATCGTAATGAACTATACGTTGACATTGCTATTGAACCAGTTAAGGCTGTGGAATACGTTTACATTCCAGTACGTATTAAGAACACTGGCTCAATCGCAGCAGGTTTATAATAGAATAAACTATTATAATAATTTAAGGGGGTCAATTAAGACCCCCTTTTTTTGACTCCGGGTTCTGGATAAATAATAGCATATACTTTAATTAGGAGAAACAAAAATGGCGGTTTCATCATTAACTAGAATGACAGTACCTTTAGCGAGTGACCAATCAAGCTCGACTCAAGGTCTATTAATGCCAAAGCTAAAATATCGCTTTCGCATTATTTTTGAAAACTTTGGTGTAAGCACACCACGTACAGAACTAACCAAACAAGTAATTGACTTTGCTCGCCCAAGCGTAAGTTTTGATGATATGACAATTGATATCTATAACTCAAAAGTACGTTTAGCTGGCAAGCATACTTGGGATGACACTACAGTTAACTTACGTGACGATGCTGCAGGTAATGTTAGTAAGCTAGTTGGCGAACAACTACAAAAGCAATTTGACTTTATGGAAATGAGTTCAGCAAGTTCTGGTATTGACTACAAGTTTATTACACGTTGCGAAATCTTAGATGGCGGCAATGGCGCAAATGAACCGACTGTACTAGAGACCTGGGAACTTTACGGTTGTTATTTAACCAGTGTTAACTACAACGATTTAGCATATAGCGATAGTGCTCCTGTTACTATGGGATTAAACATTCGCTTTGATAATGCATTACAAACTCCTCTTGATTCAGGCGTTGGTACAGCGATAGGACGTACACTAGGTTCAGTAGTAACTGGCTAATAAGCAATGGGATTTGGTAGCACACTTAGTAATTTACTAAGTGGTTTTGGCGATGGTCTTACACAAGGACTGTTTGGCAGCGACTACTTAAAGGATTACAAACACGCAAGCAAAACGTTCTTATCGGACGGATATGCGCTTGCACCGCAAACCAAATACCTATTCCATGTTTATTTTACAATAAACACTGATGTGATTCCTGGTTTAGCTCAAGCACTAGGAACCTCGGCAACTGATAGGGCTACTATCGGCATGATGGTCAAAACCGCCGACCTTCCGCGGTTCAATATTGATGTTGCTGAGCTGAACCAGTACAATCGCAAACGTTACGTACAAACTAAGTTAAATTACGAACCTGTTAATATTTCTTTTCACGACGACGGTAGTGATTTAACTCGCAGCATGTGGTATAACTATTATACCTATTATTTTTCTGATGCAAAACACAGCTACGATGGAGTTGGCACTGACACAAGTACTGGTTTGGGCAACGGTATATTTGATTATAATCGCAGAGATATTTACGATAATTTGCGCAATGTAAACGAATGGGGATATCAAGGAACTGGACCAACTGATTACAAACCAAATTTCTTCAAGGACATTAAAATTTATGGACTTAATAGAGGAAACTTTGTACAGTATACATTAATAAATCCAATGATCACTAATTGGGCGCATGATCAGTTTGACTACAGTCAAGGTGGCGGCACAATGACTAATCAAATGACCATTAAATACGAAACTGTCAAATATCAACGCGGTCAAGTTAAAGGTGGAGCAGTGCGTGGATTTGGTGAAGGTTCTATGTATGATACTGAACC